TATTAGGCCTTACAGGTACACCTCCAAAAAACAAAACATCAGAGAAAGGTATGCTAGTTCAAAAGTATTGTCCTATCAAATATGTATTTACTGTGGATGATGCAACTGACTCAAACATATTAAATGATTATAAGATAGTAATACATGAATTAGAATTATCAAAGCTTCCTACATTAAAGAAGAAGAATAAGAAAGGTGGTGTATGGTATACCACAGAGAAAAAGGATTATGACTATGTAACGTCTAGATTAGCACAATCTCAAACGCCAAAACAAATCCAATTTGGTAGAATAATGCGTATGAGAGCGTTAATGGATTATACAAGTAAAGAGAGCTATGTAAATAGTATATTAAAAAACATTAATGCTAAATGCATTGTGTTTGCTAATACACAGAAACAAGCAGACAGAATATGTAAACATAGTTATCATTCTAAAAACTCTAAATCTGATGAGAATCTTGAATTATTTTCTGATGGAAGAATAGAAAGGTTATCCTGTGTGTTACAGTTATCAGAAGGTGTTACAATACCTAAGCTTAAAGCAGGTGTTATTATGCATGCATATGGTAATGAAAGAAAGACAGCACAACGTATTGGTAGATTATTAAGATTAAATCCTACTGAGACAGCTACATGTCATATACTTATGTATAAAGATACACAAGATGAAAAATGGGTNGAAGATGCTATAAAAGGTTTTGATCCGTTAAAAATTAAATATTTTAATCCTCTTAGTAGATAATGTGTAAACCAATCATTAAATGTAGTAGATGTGAAAAAACCTTTTGTAGTGGATTTGACTATAGAATGCATTTTGATCAGCATTTAAATGAATGGTATACATCAGAAGATAAAAAACAATACATTAAAAAAACAACACAATGGGAAAAATGAAAGAATTATTTATGGAAAGCCAGCAAGAACAAGAAGCAGACAATACATTTTATAAAGGTGTACATGATTCTATGATTCATAGTTTAGCACGTCAATCATGTGAAGAGTTTATACCAACAGAAGATACACTATGTCCAAATTGTTTTGGTGGTGAATCTTTACACCGTAATAAAACTGAGGCAAAATGTGTTAGTTGTGGACAAGAATTTATATACATAGAAAATAACGTTTTAAGATACAAATAATGGGAAAAGGAATAAACATAGTACCAATGACTTTATTTGGTAATGAAATAGAAGTAGAATATTATTACTATCCGGGAGAAGCGGAAGTACATACAGAACCTAATGGAGATCCAGGAACACCTGGCTCACCAGCATCAGCAGAAATGGTTCATATATGGTGTGAATTAACTAATGATCAAGGATCTACAAGCATAGTAGATATATTAGATTTAATTAACCCAACATATTTATCAGATGAAATAATAGAAAAATATCATGACTGAAGCACAAATAAAAATAATTAATGGAAAAACATATAAATTTCAAGATGGTAAATGGATTAATGAAAGATCTAGAGTAGAATTAGATCCTCATGACCCAGATTACCGTATAATATGGAATATAAAATCAATATAATATGAAAAAGAAAAAAAATAGACAGTACAGATCAAGACAAGGCAGATCAGATGATCAATATGCAACTTCAATGGCAATTTTTGCTGCAGCAGTTGTTGGACTTGCGTTGATATTAATTGTAGCTATCATACTATGAAGGATAATTTATACATAAAAGCATCAGTTAAAGATGGGCAACTACACTTTCCTATTAAAGCAATGGGAACTAAGTATAGAAAGTTCTTTGAACAACTTGAAGATGATTCTAGACTAGAAATTTTTGTTGGTGTAAGTGGTGATAAGGGTAGTAACCCACAGTTAGCACGTATACATGCAATGATTAGAGAAATAGCACAGGAAATTGGTTACACCTTTGAAGAAGCCAAAATACAAGTAAAAAGATCTGCAGGATTATGTTTTGTAAGAGATAAACAAGAGTATTGTAAATCTTTTGCTGACTGTGATAAAGATGAATTAAATTTAGCTATACAATCATGTATAGAAATAGGAGACTTTAATGGTATGCAATTAAGATAATTATTTAACTATCCTCATTTTAGATTCTATCTCTTTAAGTTTTTCTGCAACATCTTTACCATCAAAAGCATCTTTAGCTAAAGCTTGCATTTCTTCTTTGGTAGCTGAAGTTTCAGTTTTAATTTCTAAACCTTGTTTTTGTGCTTTATATTTTAAAGACTGCGTCAATGAAAATAAAACATATAAATCAGCTTCCCATTTACTAATTACAGGTAAATCAGCTTCATCTTCAGGAATACCATCTTTAGATTTTTGAGCTATAATATCAAATTTTTTAAATGTTTCACCTATTGTATCTACTTTATCATCAGCCATGATTAGATTAGAAACAATATTTTGTAAAGCAGGAATATAAGATGCAGATAATTCAATATCTTTAATTACAGATTTAGTATCGTAAGTTACATAAGTTTGTAATTCTTTTTTTTCTTCAGACATAATAATTAATTTAAAAAGTAAATATACTAATAATATAATAAAAAAATGGAAATTGACATAAATAATTTAAGAGATCAACTCAATGAAAAATTAGAACCTACTGGGTGGAAACGTGTATTAGCACCATATATAAATGGTTTAAGCTTTGATCACATTATGAATACATTATTAGATAATGTAAATAATGGAAGAAGGTTTACACCAATGTTTAAAGATACATTTAATGCTTTTATAGAATGTCCATATAAAGAAACAAAAGTAGTTATAGTAGGACAAGATCCATATCCTCAGCTTGGAGTTGCTGATGGAATAGCATTTAGCTGTAGTAAAAAAGATAAAGCAGAAAAGTCTTTACAATATATTAATAAAGCTATAGACACAGAACATACTGATTTAAGATGTTGGTCTAATCAAGGCGTATTATTAATTAATACAGCGCTTACCGTAGAGGTAAATAAAATAGGTTCTCATTATGGTATATGGAAATCATTTACAGAATATCTATTTGAGACACTTAATAGACACAATAAAGATTTAGTATTTATATTAATGGGTAAGAAAGCTGAAGAGTGGGCACCATTATTATCTAATATGAAAATATTTAAGGTAGCACATCCTGCATCAGCCGCATATAGAGGTGGTGAATGGGATTGTAAAGACGTGTTTAATAAAGTAAATTTAGAGTTAGAAAAACAAGATAAAATTTGTATAGAATGGTAATAATAGTTACATTTGTGTAACTGAAATTTAATTTAAATGACTGAAAGCCAACTAGTTGAACAAAAACAAGATATAAAGGTATTTAAAGAAAGATTTTTAAATAGATATGGAATTAAAGTTCATATTTTCCTTCCTAATGCTCCTCAAGATAAGATAGCATTAGATACTGTACATTTATGTACATTAGCCGCACTTTATAGTGAATACCCAGAATTTTCTCATATAGTTTCTTTATTAGAAAGAGTTAGAAAAAGAGAATTTATGATATATACACAAACATTTAGTTACGTATGTCATTTAATGGGTTATAGTAAAACTAGAATAGGAATATATCTAGGAAGAACTCATGCTACAATAATAAACTCATGTAGAAGAGTAGAGAATGGTTTAGAAACAAATGATAAGCTTACATTAGATACATATAACAAATTAGTAAATGAAATAGAAAATTATGTGGGAAATGTTCCAGAAAATATTAAATGCAAAAGTGACACCAAACCAGCTCCAGATACTATTTGGGATCAAGCTAGGCGTCTCCTTGCCATACATAACTAAACAAGATACTTATGATTTAGTTCATGCAGGTTATCTTGATAAAATAGATAGTAGATATCAATTGACAAAAGAAGCTAAACTTCTTATAATTAAAATGGATAACTATTTTATAAAAGCAAAGAAGAAAACTGATATTCAATTAATGGGTAAAAACTTCTTGGACATGATTAATAATTATAGACTTGTATTTCCTGCTAAAAAATTACCAAGTGGTAAACCAGCAAGAAATAACGTTAAAGCGTTAGGAGAAGCATTTAGATGGTTCTTTGATACATATGATCATGATTGGGCTATTATACATAAAGCTACTAAGATGTACGTAAATGAGTACAGGGATGCAGATTATATGTATATGCAAACCAGTCAATATTTTATCTGTAAACAAGATAAACATAGAGTAAAGCATTCTACACTGGCAGATTATTGTGATATGATTCTAGAAGGAGTTAGCACAGAAGATGAACATTTTAAAGAAAACGTAGTATGACACCTGATCAAATAACAGAAGTATTAAATAAATTAAACCTTGTACTTGAAGATTTTCAAATGCTAAGAGATGGGACATGGGTTCCAGATAAACATTCATGTAATGACAGCATTGATAATATAGAAAGTATTATATACATAATAAACAATGAGTAAACCAAAAGAATCATGGGTAGGACAGTATGCAGCCTTTAATGAGGCGCTTAAATATATGTTTAGAAGGTCAACAGGAGAAGAAAAATCAATTTATACACCATGGCCTAAATTTAATGATGCAGCTACTGATGGTTTAGAATGGAATACTTTAACTGTAATTGGTGGTAGACCTGGCTCAGGTAAAACATTAATTAAAGATCAAATAATTAGAGAATCATTTGCACTTAATCCAAATGATAACTTTAGAGTATTAGAATTTCAGTTTGAAATGGTTGGTAGAACATCAGCTATAAGAGAATTCAGTTCTATTACTGGTAAAACATATAAAGAATTGTGTAGTGCAGGATCTGTACTAAGTAAAGATACATTAAACACATGTCATTTGTATGCTAAAGAAAGAGTAAAACACCCGGTTGATATAGTAAGTACACCAATGACTGTTAATCAAATGAGAGAACAGATAGATGCTTATATGAATCTACATAAGGGCGTAAATACAATGATAACACTTGATCACACCATGTTAGTCAAGAGAGCACCATATCAAAATAATACATTAGACATGTTATTTGAATTAGGTGAGTTCTTTACACAGTGTAAAAGAGATTATCCTTGTTTATTTATTGCTTTGTCACAACTTAATAGAAATATAGATAACCCGGATAGGGCTATTGATGGCAAGTATGGTAATTATATACTTGAGTCAGACATATTTGGTTCAGATGCTATGTTGCAACATGCAGATATGCTTATAGGTATTAACAGACCGGCTAAACAAAAGATTAGGTTCTATGGCCCTGATAGGTATATTATAGAAAATGATAGAACATTAGTACTACACTTCTTAAAAGCTAGAAATGGTGATGCCCGGATGAGTTTCTTTAAAGCTAAATTTGAACAAATGCAGATAGAAGAAATGGCTACACCTCAACAACAAGAACGCAGATGATAAACACAAAAAATATTAATAAAGATAAAAAAATGGGATTAACACCAGATCAAAGAAAATCAAAAGTTGCAAAACTTAGAGAAGAGCATGAAGATTATTTTCAAAAAGAAGGTAAACTAGATGCTCTGTATATACCAAAAATGGCTTATAGGCCTAAAGGAAAAGATGAACTACATGTTAGCTTCTTTCCTAGTGAATTAGAAAAAGAAGAAAATATATATACTGAGTTTGTTAGTATAGATTATGATAGTGAAGATCCAAAAAGAACATTGTATCTACATAAGTATAATCCTCATTGGAAAAGTGAGTATGAATTAATAACCTCAAGTTCAGGATTTCAAAGACATTTAATACCAGTATCAGAATTAAAAGTAATTAATGATGTAACAAGTAGAAAAAATGTAAAAGCAGTTATAAGTAATCCAATACCATTTGCTGATTTGACTGGGCCAGATCCTATTTCAATAGAGAGTGCTATGGTTAATAAGCTTGAAGATATAAATCAATCAATAATAACATTAACAAAAGTAATAACTAAATTAATCAAATAATCATGGCACAAAGCTTATTAGTAATTGCTGATTCAGGTACAGGAAAGTCTACCTCAATTAGAACATTAAAACCAGAAGAGACTTTCATTATAAACATAGCAAATAAACCTTTGCCATTTAAAGGCTATAAGAGTAAATACACTCAGATAAGCAAAGATAATCCTAAAGGTAATTTAACTTCCACAGCAACAGCTCCTGGAATAATTAAAGCTATAAATCATGTTGATCAAAAAATGGGTCACATAAAAACTATTGTTGTTGATGACTGGCAATATATGAGCTCCTTTGAATATTTTGATAGAGCTAATGAAAAAGGTTATGATAAGTTTGTTCAGATTGCAGCTAACCTTGCCATGGTGGCAAAGTTGCCTAAAGATTTGAGAGATGACTTAACTGTAATCTTTTTAACACACTCAGAAGATTCTACTGATGCAAATGGAAACAGAAAAATTAAGGCTAAAACAATTGGTAAAATGATTGATAATACTTTAACTTTGGAAGGCTTATTTTCTATAGTATTATTTGGAAGAGTAATTAAAAATGATGATGGTGTACTTGAATATGGTTTTGAAACTCAAAACGATGGAGAGAACACATGTAAATCACCAATGGGTATGTTTGAGGATTTCTTCATTCCTAATGACCTACAGCATGTAAAAGATTGCATGCAAAAATATGAAGAGTAATTAATAAATAAATTTTAAAAAAGTAAATTATGTTAAACACAAAAGACATGTCTGCCGGATCAGGTGGAACTAAACCAGTAATTGAACCAGGTAACAATGTTATCAAAATCAATTCAGTATCATTTGACCAAACACCATATGATGCTGAAGCATACAATATTGTATTGCATGTTGAGACAGAACCTATCACAGGAGAATTCAATGGTTTCTTAAAAGATATGGAAAATCCAAATGGTCCAAAATATGAAGGGCAAGTTGGTAGAGTTAGGTTTAGTCCTTACCCATATAAAGATACTACTTTACAAAGTGGTACAGAAATATCTAGAGATACAGAAGTATTAAAATCTATGGTATTTTTATCTGAAGCACTTGGTAAAAGAGCTGAGCTAGATAAAATTGAAGCTAATACAATTGATCAATTTATGGTAGAGTGTAATAAGTTATTCTCTAACACTGGTTATTTTAATGCTTGTTTAGGTGCACGTGAATGGGAAAACAGAGACGGGTATATAAACAATGACTTATTTTTACCTAAAAGAAGTAAAGATGGGGTCCCTGTTGAAGCTTTAAATAGTGAAGCTAATAGAATCTTAAAATTTGATGCTAATAATAATAATCATCTAAGAAGACTAATTAAAAATGAAGAACCTAAAACAAATAGCTTTGAACCAGCTGCAGTTTCAGGAGATGACTTTGATTTATAGTTGAATAAGTAATGATAGGGGTAGACGTTTTGGTTGACTACTACCCCTTGATTTACATTAATACATTTTAATTATGTTTAGCACTAAAAATTTTGTATTAGAAGGATCAGATGTACCAAGCACATGGGTATTTCAATATTACTTAAATTTATCAGAACGCCTAACTGGCCAAGACCTAAAGATTAAATCAGTCTTTAATCCCTCAGAAAAAACACCAAGCTTTTGCATATATGTTGATAAAAAAATTATGCAATATAAGTTTAAAGATTTTTCTACTGGTAAAAATGGTAATAAANTAGATTTAGTAAAGTTGTTATTTGAAATAGAATATCCTGAAGCAATGAGAAAGATTGTTGCAGATTACAATGAATACNTAAAGACATCTGAATATAAAGATTTAACTATAGTTCCAGAGCCTAAATGGCAATTGGATTTTGTTAAAACTAAAGGTTGGAGNATTGAAGATCAAAAGTATTGGCTAAACTATAGAATAGGAAAAACTATGCTTGAAAAGTATAATGTTAGNCCTATAGATTATTATAATTTAGTTAAAACAAAAGAATCTGATATAAAAAATTTACGCATAGGTAATAGTTGTTGCTTTGGATACTTTGATAAAGAAGGTAAAGCATTTAAATTCTATCAACCTAAAAGTAAATCACATAAATTCTTTAAAGTTAAGAGTTACTTGCAGGGACTAGATCAGTTAGAATATAATCAACCCTATTTAGTAATTTGTTCTTCTTTAAAAGATGCTATGTGTCTTAAAGGTATGGGGTATAACCTTGAAGTTATAGCTCCAGACTCAGAGAATACTATGATTAAACCTCATATAGTTCAACATTTCAAAAAAAAATATAAGAAAGTAATAACACTTTTTGATAATGATGACGCTGGTCTTAAGGCTGTTAAAAGATATGCTGATGCATATAAAATCAATGGGTTTGTACCAACTATATGTAAAGACATATCAGACGCAATGAAGTTACATGGTTTTGATAAGGTTCATGCAATGCTAAAACCATTATTAAAAGAAACATTAAATAAATAAATATGATAAAAGC